GGTAATGTAGGTCGCCATGTAGTCGCCGATAAACGTGTCCAGCGCCCCACGGTCCAGCTCCGTCCCCAGCTCCTCCTGGGCCTCACCCCATAGGGCCTCGGCCAAGGCCAGGAAAGCCGGGAACATAGCCTGCTGAATGAACGCCCGGTGATCTGCGTAGAACCGTCCCAGCCACTCGACGAACGCCTGGGCGCTGGAGCGCCGCCCAAAAACCCTTTCGGCCTCGCGCATAATGTCGGCGCGCTCCCGGCGGATAACCCGAGCGGCGGCGTCCATGATGACGGGACGGAACGACTCTTGGAGCCGGCGCCGCTTCTGAGCCGACCGCAAAGCGGCGGCAGGATGCGTCGCTGTGCGCCTGACCGCCTCCCACTTGGCTAACCGGACCGCAGGGGTGTCCTCGAATTCCTGCGGGTCCTGCCCAGCCACCCACTCCGCCGACACCATGTTCATGGGCACCAGGTAAATGTCGCCGCTCTTGCCGGGCAGGGGGTTCATGTTTTCGAGCTCACGCACGTCGTTCGCGCTCATCCATCCCCACTGCCTAGCCATCGCGTAGGCCCGGTACCGGCTCTCGATGTCGCCCCGGAGCAGGCCCTCCACCAGGAACTCGGCAAAGTAGGTATCCCACTGCTCCCGGGGCAACAGGTGCACCTTGATGGACTGCTCCCACCGGACGAACCAGGGCCGAAACGAGTAGACAACCAACTCGATGCTCTGCTGCTCGATGTTGTTGTTGGTGCTCCGGTCAAGGTCTTTTAGGATGTGCGGCGGTAGGTTAAACCACCGCGCAATCTCCGTAACCTGGAACTTCCGAGTCTGCAGGAATTGGCTGTCCTCGGGCGGGATGCCGATCTGCTGCCACTCCACGCCCTCTTCGAGAATGGCAATCCGGTGGGAACGCTCCAAACCACTGTGCAGTCGCTCCCAGTCAGCGCGGATGCGCTCTCGCGCCTTATCCGACAGCTGATTCGGATGCTTCAATACGCCAGCCGGCCGCCCACCCTCCCCGAACCACCGGGCGCCGTACTCCTCAGTAGCCAGGGCCAAGCCGATGGCCTGGCGGGCCAGGGCAATGGGCGAGTAGCCCACCAGCCCATCGAAGCCGAGGCCGGGAATATGCCACACCTCGGCCCTGGACAGCACCCGACGTTCACCGTTGGGGAGCGTCACTTCGTAGATCACATCACCGGGCGAGGCCAGCCCAAAAGCAGTCGGAACGGGCTCATCGACACGCCGCACCGTTACCCGGTCCGGCCGCAAAGGCCATAGCTCCATGATCCGGCCGGCGTTGTCGAGTACCTTGTAGGCATAGGCGTTGCCCCATGTTACCAGGTGGCCCTGCAACGTCTCCCGGAACTGCATCGCCGTCATCTCGGGGTTCGGTGCATCGTGCAGGAGACGGTACAGGTAATGGTCGCGGGCCCNCTCCTTGCCCCTGGGTTCCANACGCCGGTACAAGATGAGCGGCAGGCTGCCGATAGTNTCGGCGTAGATGCGGATCGCATTGAAAACGGCGCTGTTGGTCAGCGCCGTTGTGTGATCCACGTGCACACCCGCATAAGTGCGACCGCCGCCGAGAACCTCAGTGAGCCAGGAGTCCGACTGCGCCAGCGTGGCGGATCTCTTTTCAAAAAGTCGCGCGACGATGCCCACTCGTTAACCTCTCCTTGGCAAACTGGACCAAATGCCAAGTCCAAACAGGACGCCGCCCACCACGACCAGCGCCACCCACGGCCTCACCATCCAGAGTCCAGCACCGGTCATGGCGAGACCGCCTAACGTCAGGATGTCGGCCAAATCGATGATGCTGCGCCGGCGCTGCTCCATCGGTNCCACCTCAAATCACGGTCAGCCCGCGGGTCTCATAGATGCTTGTCTTGGGCTTGTTGTGCCGCATCAGCCGGTCCAGGGCCATCACGAGAGCGACAATGCCGTCAATTTTGCCCTGCGATGTGGCCTTGTCCGGCTTNAGGTTGCCGGCAGGGTCCATTTTCACTGAAACGTTCCCCGCCATCCAGCTAAGCACTGGATTATTCCCGTGTCGGATCGCCTTACGCAAAAGGCGCCGTTCAAACTCCTTCATCGGCGCCGCCATCGACATGAACCCTTGCCCCATGCCTACCACTTGAAGCCCTTCTTCGGCAAGCTCCGTGGCGAGCTGGTGGGCTTGAAACAGCCGGTCAACGTTAAGATCAACCAGCTGATACGTTTGGGCGTCCTTCAGGATCTGGGCCTTAACGAACGCATAATCCACGGCATTGCCCGGGGTAACGGTCAGGAACCCTTGTCGAGCCCACGCCCGGTAGTGCTCCCGATACCGGTTCTGTGGATCGTTGAGCCGCGCTTCCGGTACCCAGAATCGCGCGATGACGCTCAGGTTCTCGCCGTCTTCCCACGGGAACACCATCACCCAAGCAGTGATGTCAGTCGTGCTCGACAGGTCGAGGCCGCCGTAGCAGACGGCGCCCTTGAGCTTTTCTTCCAGCTGCTTGGCCGGGACCGGGCCGGCGTTTTCGGCCCACAGGTCCAGGTCAATCCAGCGAGTTGCCTGCTGGGTCCAGACATTGAGCCGCTTGGTCAAAAAGTTGTTCAGCGCCGCCGGAACAGCCTTGGCCTTGAGCGCCAATTGCCTCATGTCGTCCAGCTTAACGCTGATCCCAAGGTTCGGGTTCGCCTTGATCCAGCAGCCCTCGTCGAAAGGGTCGTCCCCCTCATCGATGGTGGCGATGTAGGCGAACCAGTTGTCGTCCTGCACCAGGCCCTCAAGCACCTGAACGGAGTACTCCCGTAACTCATAGCAGATCCCATCCCGGTTAAAACCGGCCGTCGTGATGGCCCAAATGAGCGGCTGCCGGCGGGCACCCGTGGCCGTCTCGATGACGTCCCACATGGCCCTCGTTTTGTGTGCATGGAGCTCGTCCACGATGGCCCCATGGATGTTGAGGCCGTCCAGACTGTCCACGTCGGCCCCCAGGGGTTCGAACTTGGACGACGTTTCTGGCACGAACATGTTTGCACCCTGGGCCTTGGGCGTCGTGCCGACCATCTTAATCCGCCGCCGCAACGCCGGGGACCGCTTGACCATCTCCATGGCCTCGCGCCAGACGATCTTGGCTTGGTCCTTGACCGTCGCAGCACTGTAAACTTCAGCCCCGGGTTCACCGTCGGCATCCAGCAGGTACAGCGCAACGCCGGCTGCCTCGGTGCTCTTGCCGTTTTTCCGGGCAACCTCGTGATAAGCCCGCCGAAANCGCCGCAAGCGGCGGCCGGTTGTCGGGTCCTCCCGCATCCAGCCAAACACCGCGCCGATTCGGAATTGCTGCCACGGTTGCAGCTGAATCGGCACGCCCGCCCATTCGCCCTTGTGCTGGCGCAAGAAGCCGAAAAAGTCGATGGCGTGCTGGGCCGCGTCGGCATCAAAAAAGAGACCTCTATCCTCTCCGGTTTCGAGGTCTCGCAAGTGCCGTTCGCAAGCCAGCCGTACCAGCCGGCCGGCCACCACCTTACCATCGACGACGTCCCGGGCATACTGGGTGACGGGGTCTTTAGCCGCCTTTCGCCTGGCCACGGCGCCTGAACTCCTCGTACTCGTCGTCCTCGTCCTCTTGGCCGGGCAGAGCCAACCGCACACGGGACGACGGGCTCAAGCCGAATTCGGCCAGGTAAGCCCGGAAGCTCGTACTGTGGTCCCGCAGGACCTGGTGCAGCGGGTGCTTGCGGGGAAGACCCCGCTCGTCAACGGTGGTAATCCCCTCTTTATCAATCCGCTTGGCCGCCTCGACGGCCAAAGCGTAGTGAAGCAACGTCATGGCGAATGCCGGGCCGTCAACAGCCGTCAAGAGCCCCAGGCGCTCCAGCTCAGGGGCCAGCTCGTCCCACTTAGCCCGTGCCTCTTCGGGCAGCCAGTCCGGGCAGGGAGGCGCCACCGGCTGGGGCTTGGGTTCTGCTTCGGGCAAGGGGCGACGGCCGGGGTTGCCGGATAGGACTTTCAGATGTGTTGGCTTCGGCTTTCTGCCTCGTACAGCCACGGGGCGCACCCCCTTTCGTCTNACTCACGAAGCCGCCTTCACATTCGCGAACACCTTAAAGGTACTTCTCGGAAAGAATACCATCCCGCCGCGGCTCATCTTCNGCCCGTCGTATTCCCGCTTTACGGCCTCCAGCTCGTCCAGCTTGGCGCAGAGCACGTCGCCCGTGTCCTCTTCGTAGACGAACAGCCAGACCTCGCAGCCCGTGATTTCCTGCACGCGCTTATATGCCCGGTAGTGCCGCTTCGGGATGCCGTGTTCGAGCCGGCCAGTCAGCCGCGTGTACGAGGCCGCCGCCTTCGTCTTCACCTCTGCCCAGCGGCGGATGCCGTCCCTGGCGATGTCCAGGTCAGGCACCGGGAAGGCTTCAAACAACCCTTGCAGGCGAGGCGGCTTGTCGCCATCCTCGCCCGAGTAGTCGTAGCTGGGAATGACGTACCAACCGCGAGACTGAAGCAACTCGGCCACCAGTCGTTCCCCGGTGCGGCCACGCTGAAACTCTGCCGTCTCCCAAAACGCAACCGCAGCCCTCATAGCCGCACCACGAAGCCAAACTTCTTGAACTCCTGCGCAAACTTATCGGGCTGCGACCCCATGTAGAGCACGGCCTGGCCCTGGAGCGGCGCACCTTCCTGGCCGTCTGGCGACCAGAACCGGATGCGGCCCCGCGGGAAGCAGATGGCCGCCGCCACCGTCGCCAGCAGTTGGAACCACGCCGTTTCGGTGGCGTTGTTCACTAGCACGCAGGCTTCCCGCACCTCACCGGCCCGTACATGCGCCACCAGCTTCTCGCAGAACTGCTGAATCAGCGGCTGCGAGTAGGGCGGGTTCATCCAAACCCGGCCCGCCCATGGCTGTTTCAGNCCGTCATCCTCGGCCGTGAAGTACAGCGTGGCCTTCACCACTTCATTTGCCAANGGCGAGGACGCCGGATCCAAGTCGATGCCGCCCATGACGACCCTGGCCGCCTCGATGTACTCGGGCGGCGTGTACCACTCGTTGTTGCCGCTGTTGTAGGCCACGTGCGGCTTCGGCGCAGATGCGGCCGCCACCACAACGGGCGCTTCCAGCGCAGGCTCCTGCGATTGCGCGGCGAATACAGATGCCTCCGCGGGGGCCTCTTTGGCTTCCTCAGCCTCAACCTTGGCCGGGGCGGGCTGAGTAGCCTGGGCGGGGGCCTCCGCTTCCTTCATGAGTTCCTTGTACGCAGCATGAACNGTCGTCTTGCCTGCATCCAGTTCCTCGACAAGCCTCTTGGCCGTCTCGTCGCCCTTCTTAGCGGCCTCCCAAACCTTCTTGGCCGTTTCGTAAGTGCGGCCGGAGCCAAGACCAACGGCGGCGGCAACTTTGTCGCGGGCTCGGCCTTTATCGCTTGGGGAAATGTTTCCCGAAGCGTTCTTGCCGGGCGCAGTTTGCCCGTGCGCTTGTCGCCTCCTCGCCCGCTCCCGCTCAACGGCCTCNANCTCNTCGGCNTCNGCCATCTTCTGCGANAAGGTNTTCTCCCGCTGCCGGTTAAACTCAATGATCGCCTCTCGCTCGTCAAGGTCGTCGGCATAGCCNACGATTTGCACCGGGACGGTTTCCATCCCAAGGGCCAGAGCCGCCTGCCAACGTCTGTGGCCGCTGATGATGGTGCCGTCCTCNTTGANGGNGAGAGGCTCCATTATCCCATGCCGCCGAACACTCTCAACGAAATCCTCCGGCAAAACCTCATCCCCGTAGATTTTGCGGTTCAGCGGATGAGGCTTTAGTCCGGTAACGCTCCACTCCAACAAGATCACCCCTCCGTGTGGTGTCCTCCGTGTCGGCATAAAGNAAGGCTGGCAGCCACGGAGGAAACTGCCAGCCTTTGACCCCCGCCGCCGAAGCGGGGAAACTTTGTTCTCGGTTGTCGATGCAGCGACCCGCGCGTTGTTTCAACTCGCGCACCGGTGGGCCTCGGGCGCGCAAAGGGCGGCCCCGTTTGGGACCGCCCCTCCGGCTGCGTATCGTGCGCCCTTCCGGCAATTTGGCAACAAAAAAACGCCGCACACCCGTTTTTGGGTGTACGGCTACGCCGCTAGTATAACACATAACGTAGCGAAAAGTCAATAGGTCTCATTAC